GGTATCATTGATTTCCTCCTTTTTTTCTACTATATGTGCTTGCTTGCGGTTCAGCTTCCGCAACAAAAAAGACACCGCCAATTAAGGTAGTGTCTTTTCTCTATTATCCTATAAAATTCTTTTCATCTAAAATCAAATATGATATACTATATCCACACAACCAATGGGCGGTTGGCTTTACCCTCTCTTTTTTTACAGAAAGGGGGTGAGGCGGTATGACGGTACATGAAACGTTAACTTTAATGATTGCTTTCGCAGTCTTAGTTATACATATCATCAATGCCAGAAATACAAAGAAATAAGCCGCCCCATGGTAGGCAATCGGCTTATTTCTTTTAGAATATAATCTGTATCGCCAACCGTCAATTGGTTGTGTAGAGGGAGTCGGTGTTGTCGCACTGGCTCCTTTTTCTATACACATTATAACATTTGATTTCACATCTTGCAAGTATATTCACCTTCGCCCGCAAATATCACTTAACATCTTCTTCCAGCACCTCAGCCGAGACCTTCAATCTTTTCAAAATCTTGTCCAACCCCGGCACTCGTGGCGCTCCGATAGCATACAGATTTTCAAGTATGCTAATTAGCTCGTTGATTATAAGCCATGCTGTGATAAGTAGTGCAATAATTCCTTTGAACCCCACCTGTACATCAGAAAGTAGCAACCCCGAAATAATTAACCAATCTACGCTCATGCCAACTGCCACAAGACCGAAATAGCTGAGCTTCTTAATAATTCCGTCAATTCCACGCTTAGAGTTTAATTCTGATGCTCTGCGTGCCTTTTCCAAGCCGGTTGCATAATCAAGAATCACCACACACACAAGCACCATTATAGGCACAAGCAGCTGCCCCAGATACGCAGACAGTCCCGCCACTGCCGCCGATATAATCATTTTTAAACCGTTCTCTTTCATTTCTTTTTCCTCTTTTCTTGTAATTTATTCGTCTGTGTAATAAGTAATGCTTCCTTGAAAGATGTATCTTGTGTTGGGTCGAACCCAAGCCCTATCTGCACCTTGGAATACTTCCAACCCTCCGCCTGTGTCTGAGGTCCTGAGCCATCCGCTAACTTGAGATTCTCCTCGAATCGATAATTCACAAATCCCCGTTGCCCCCATAGAGGCCCTATAGGGAAGATTTTGTATAGATAATAGTCCGCTTCCACCCAGTCCCTCTATTTCCGATCTAAAATCTATTGAAAAATTCCATGTGACCATCTCTCCTATCTTTGTAACTTTGCCGGAAAGCGAATATATCCCTCCCGCTTCAGAAATTAAAGGAGGCCAATTTTTTGTAGAGGGCGTCTGCGCGAGATAATAGCCAAGTTTGCTGTACATGATTGCACCGTTTGTGGGCAAAGAGGTGAGTCCTAAAGTTCCTCTCCAATCTACGACTCCCGCAAAGGTCAATAAGTCGTCTGTCTCTCTTGCGCTTTTGCTAATGACCGAAACAATATACCCCCCATATCGCTTATCGTTGTAGATATACAGTTCGATGTTCGCTCCATCTGATTCCGGAATAATATTTAATGCAAAATTGCCTAACATACCCGAAATATCCGTTGTGCAAGATTCCCATTGAAAATCCGAATCGCTTGACGTTGCTATTCCACTTGCATTGAAACGCAATCCTATGTTTAAGATTCCGCCTAACATACCTCTTCCTCCGCCGGGGAACAATCCCAGAACTTTCAGTGACATGTTGATATTGGCAGTTGCAAGTCTACTTGATTTGCATGTAAATATTTTGTACCAATACCCACCAGTTGCGGTTGCTGCGTCTGCCGTAAAAAGCCCGTATTCGTTTCGCGCCACGTCCCCCTCCTCAAGCAGCGCCTCAATTTCATCCACTATGTCATTTGCGGCAGCAGCAGCTGTATTCGCCTTTCCGGCCGCATTATTGGCCGACGTAGTGGCTGTATTAGCCCTAGTAATCGCTGCATCTGCAGCTGCAACAACAGTAATAGCTGCTTCTGTAGCGAAGTTAGCGTTTGTAGCGGCATTATTTGCAGCAGTGGTTGCTGCAGTTGCTTTTTCTGCTTCCGTGCTTGCGGATAGCGCTGCTGCGTTGGCTGCATCTTTTGCAGTGTTGGCAGTGCTCGCCGCTGAACTCGCAGAGGAGGCCGCTGCGTTCGCCGCCCCGGTTGCTGTGTTGGCCTTTCCTGTGGCGGTATTGGCCGCAGCTGTAGCTGTGTTTGCATTTCCAATTGCAACTGCAATATCCGCTTCCGCTTTCCCTACCCTCTTGCCAAAATCACCCACTATCTCAACCGTTTCGATTGAAATGTCATTCATCTGCTCAATACTGTCTGCTATCGCTTCACGGACATCTATCCCGTAAACGCCTTCTCTTACGGTTTTTATATTTTCAATTATATCTGCCATATTCCCCTCACTTTATAAAGCTTTCGCTGGCTCTGATTGTTCTATCGCCAAAATACAATTTGCTGTTTAATGGATTCACTATATCTAGCTGCTGTTCTATCAGTTTGTACGATTCTTCGATTTCCAAAAATTCATTTAAAACTTGATATGTGTTTCCGCAGACATACCTTTTATAGTATTCATCATTTTCTGACAGGTCTACTGCGTCTATTTTCACACTGTTTGCCAACGTTTGATTTTGCATCCACTCAATCCCCTTTGAACGCAAATTTTCGACTACGGTTACATCATTCCAAACTACTGCGCCTTGAATGATTCCATATTTTTTTATAAGTTCTTCGTCTGATATAAAAACATCTTCCCCCGGATATATTCCGTCTATTGTCAGCCGAGGTTTCGCCGCCTCTGCATTTTGTATCGCCGAGGTGTCCATCTGATTAGCCGCTCTTATTAGCAAGTTGCTCAATTTCAAGAATCCTCCGCCCGCAATGTCCCAATACTGGGTGTCGGAAAGTACGCTTGCGGCGCTTAAAAAAGTAATTGCAGCATCGACATTTCTAATTTCATTGTCGATTGAACTACTGTATGTGCGCTTTGAAAGGTTTATCAATAATTGGTCTAAAAAAGCTATTTCTGTATAAGTCTCCAACCAGAACTCCGCATCATCAATTATTCCCACTGACTCAAGTTGTATGATTGCGTTTTGCGGGCTGTCCATCTCCGCCCCCAGCGGCATAAGCATTGTGATTATTTCGCTGGGTCTGTACTGAGATTCTATCGCTCTTAAATTCACAGCTAGTTCTATCGGAGCTTTCTCAGTAACGCCGCTTTCAACCGTATAGTCAAGATATCTTGTCCCATTTTCACCATATCTCAGCTTTATGTACCCTCCAAGAGGCCTGACTAAATCTTCTTGAATGTTCTGAAATGAACTGGCATATGACATATAACGATACAGATTATCTGTACTATTAGTAACATTTACGTCTCCCAAATAAATAGCCTTATCTATTTGGTTACCATTCACTGCATTGTTATGAACCTCTAATATAGTCCCTAAATATTCCTCTGGGGTAATGTTGTGATATTCTCCATGCTGCTGCATAGAATCCAACAAATATGCAAGCTCATCCTCAGCTACATAAGATTTGTATAACATTCCCCCGGAGTCCATTTTTCGAGTCGGGTCTAATATTCTCCCCAAAAAAATAAGATTGTCATCGTCATACACCCTTACAGTTGTCCTGTAGGGTTCGATATCATCCGCAAATAGCGGATGATTTGGCAAGAGAGTGAATGTAAAACTGTTTATAGTATTTAGTGATTGCGTAATTACCCCATCAGTTAGCTTATAGTCTACTGAAAGGGGGTCATGGAGTCGCTTTACATGCCCTGTGGGCCCGATAGGAATGCCGGGCCCAATAGGTGCTATGTATTCAATTTCTGCGTAATACATTAAATCAACTCCTTATAAAAAAGAAATTGTATCGTTTTCTCTTTGGAAGGCTCCCTGAGATAAGGAACTATAGTGAGTGTGTTTGCCCCCGGTTTTAACGTTAAATTGCTTTGCTCAACTGAATCTAAAAAGGAGTAGGATATTCCGTTCATAAGCACTTCTACTGAATCGTCGTCCCACGCCCCTGTGGGTCCCCAGTCAATTTCTATTCCTGGTCTAACAGGAGATACTCCCGGGTTCAGCAACACGACCTGTCTTTCTTTGGACAAATCGAACTTGACTTCCTGAAAAACATCTAACTCGAAATTGAATGGGTCCCACAAACCATGTCCCTCACTGAATGAATCAATCTTGAACGGATGGAGGTTAAATGTGATTTCTATAATCATTCTTTTAAAGTAATAATCATCTTCACAATTGACGCTTTCACACTTCCCTGTATAATGGTACTGTTCTATGAAAGAGTCATATAGGGCCGTGTTAAATATCTTCATGAGTTGATTTTCAAGATTCGTTTGATACTTATTAACATCCTCCTGCTCAACTGCGGCTCTATAGAAAATATATGTAACCGTGCGATTATTGTAAATTCTATACCCCGCCTTAAAAGATAAATCAATCTCGCCTTGGCGATAAGGAATCGAAGATACGATTTCACTTTCTCTTGGAGTCGGCGCTTCTCTCCTATGTAGGTGCAAGTTGAAGTCTCTGGAATCGAAATCGCCGAAAGTTATATAGTGGTCGAAAGTTTCAATTACCGGCAATCCGTCTGTTAAATCTATCATGTGACCGCCACTCCTCTCCACCTGTTTGTGTATGCTGCAGTTTGTCCTATTTTTGCATCGTAACGCTCGTAAGTTGCGCCGACTACTGCATCTCCATCCATCACAATTACGCTGCCGTTTTCTACTGCGCCTATCAATCTTTCCAATAGTCCGTCTGTTGTGGTGCTGGATATGTTAGCTGTTGTTGCAATTGTGTTTGATATGCTTCCGGATATAGACCCGAAATCCAAGGCAGGGTTAATGCCGTCTGTGATAAGACTGGATGTGTCTTTCACAATTCTGTTTATGTATGAGTGCATTTTCCCTATGTCCGGAGGTTCAAGTTCGGTTGGAATTGCCTTTTGCATATCTTCTCCGACCTTTTCCATAGTTTCGCCAAATCCTATTCCAAGCCCCTCTGCCATGTAGTCGCCGAGTTCAGCGAACAGCGTAGACGGAGAATGGATACCAAAAAAACTCTTGATATTGTCCACTACTCCCCCAAAAAAACCTGATATCTTGTCTCTCAGCCATGCCCCAGCATCGGAAATTCCCTGCCACAATCCTTTTATGAGATTTCCTCCAACCTCTGACATTCGTCCCAATCGCTCTTTGAATCCGTCAACTATGGATTTAATAATTTTCGGTATAACGGCTATTATTGCCTTGACAAATTGTGCTTGGTTTTTAATCAGAGCAACAAACAGTTTAACTCCTGCAACAATAATCTTATCGATATTTCCGATTATTGCATCTACAAGACTATCTACAATTTGTGGAATCGACACCACTACAGTATCAATAATCATTGGTAAATTATCGATAAGTGCCGTAAGCAATTGAAAACCTGCATCAATCAGCTGTGGAATTGCTCCAATGATTGCTTTTATTAGCCCATTTATTATTTTTGGAATCGCCTTCACAAGAGTATCAATAATTTTAGGAAGCGCTTCTATCAGAGACGTAAGAAGCTTTATGCCTGTGTCAATTATTTGAGGTATAGCTGCGATAAGGAAATCCACTAATCCAATAATAATTGCGGGAAGTGCCTCTATAAGTTGTGGCAACGCATCCAGCAATCCTTGCGCTAAGCCGAGTATCAATTGAAGTGCCGCCTCCAACAACATTGGTAGATTGTCTATCAACCCTTGCACTATCGTTGTTATTGCGTTCACCGCCGCTGGTATAAGCGTTGGAAGCGATTGCGCAATGCCTTGCACAAGAGTTATTAACAATAGCATTGCCGCATCAAGCAAAAGAGGTAAATTTTCGATAAGGGCGCCTGTAATCACCATTAATGCATCAACTGCCACGGGTATCAACGTTGGCAGAAGTGACATGATTGTATTTAACACCTGCGTAAATAAATTTGTAGCAATGCTCAACAGCGTCGGCAACAACGCCCCTATTGCACCCAAAATCCCATTAAATGCGGTCGGCAATGCTGATACAAGATTCTCTAGTATGGGCGCCACATTCTTTACAATCGTCTGGAATGCGTCCACTACGTTCCCTGTTAAATTCGCAATGTCTGCATCAGCATTGCCAAGTCCTGCCACAAAGTTTTTAACCGCCGAACTCATGCCTGCTATAGACCCGCTTATCGTTTCCTCCGCTTCCAGCGCAGTCGTGCCCGTGATACCCATTTCCGTCTGGATAACATGAATTGCCTCTGCTACGTCAGCATAAGAGGAAACGTCGTATTCGAGACCCGAAAACTTCTCAGCATCGGCAAGCAATCTCTCCATCTCAGTTTTTGTGCCACCATACCCCAGTTTCAGATTATCAAGCATCGTGTAATTTTGCTTGGCAAAACCTTGATATGCGTCTTGAATTGAGCCTATGTCGGAGCCCATTTTATTGGCGTTGTCTGACATGTCCGTGATTGCCATATCCGCAACCTGCGCCGCCTTCGCAGTGTCACCACCGAGGGATTGTATCAGGCTTGCGGAAAATCCAGTAACAGTCTCCATATACTCATTGGCGGACATGCCCGCCGTCTTAAAAGCGTTCTCAGCGTAGCCCTGTACTGTCTGGGAGGCACTTCCGAAAAGCGTATCCACCCCTCCAACAAGCTGCTCATAATCTGCGTAAGCAGAAAGGACTTCTTTCCCGAGCTTAATAGATGCTGCTCCGGCAGCTATCGCCAACCCCCCCATTGCTTTCCCGATACCTTTCATGGCACTTCCGACCCCTGCTGCTACAGTCTGCATGCGGTTCGATGTTTCCTCGGTAGATTGAGTCACTTGATCCATCGACTTCTGCGCCGCACCAAACACAGACGAAAAATTGTTATCTGTGGCACTTAAAATTGCTTCCACTGAATAAGACTGTGCCATTAAGTTCCACCTCCCCTGTTTGCTTTCGCAAGTAAATACTGAAATTCATCTTGTTTTTTATTTCCCTCCGACTTTCGTTCGTCAAGCTTTGATAATTCTTTTTCATAATCGAAGAATTCTTTAAAAGATTTGTAATACGGCGTAGTTCCCTTTCCTCGTTTCTTCTCTGCTCTCACTTGATGATTCAGCCATGCTGACAGGTGAATATCCAACTGTTCATCAAGCCTTTGCAACCGCAAGGCTTTCATCATCAGCCGATATTGCCTCCATGTAATTCTGCCAATTTCTTGAAAGTTGTATATCTTGAAATGCCGCATTACATTTATCTGAATATCTTCAAAAGTTATTTTTTCTGATTTTTGATTTCCTCTTTGCCTGTCTTTTTCTTCGAGTTTTCCGCTAGCTTTTTCATCATCAGCTTGGTTGTCGGCGAGGTCTCCAATAATTCTAAAAAATTGTTTATCAAAGCCTCCATATCTTCCACGCTGTCAATATATCTTTCAATTTCAATCTTTGCAGGCGGGAATGTTTCCGTAATCGTTGCGGCTTGAATCAAGTCAACTAAAATCGCTGGATTCCCCATCGCCAACATTGCTGTAACAGTCGCTAACCCCTGCCCAAACTGTAACCCTGACTGAATCATTTTGTGCCTTGTGTCCAACTCATGAACAAACGCCACTCCAAAATGCAGTTTATAATCTTTTCCATTTATTTTTAAATTCATAATATTCTCCCTTAAATTAAAAAATTAAGAGAGGGCGTTGAGCCCCCTCACTTTCATATCCCTTATACACTTGTGTCAATCGTAGTATCCTTGAAATCGTACTGTACAACAACCTTCTGGTCTGCTGTCAACGTTGCTTCTCCTCTTACTCCAACACCGTTGATAGCATAAGATGCAGAAATTGCTACACTGCCATCCGCAGCTGCAGTTTCGCTCCATTCGGTAAGGATACCCTGATAATATGTTGCGGCATACTTATCTCCTGTCGGAGTTGAACCTTTGTCAATATCCCAGACTTCAACCAGTTCTCCCAGCTCATGTGCTTCAACGAGCTTCTTTCTGGTTTCGTCATCTCTCGCCATAATAGAGTTTAGAGACAATTCTTTCTCGGCGGGGGACGTGGAACGTATCGAGCCATCTTTCGTTGCTGTAACATCTGCGCCCACTGAACTAGATGTGTCATGGTCTGTCTGAAACGCAAGCCTCCCCGCCGCTTGTGTT